GCGTACCAATGACCATGAAAAAAGGTGGTAAAATTGCCTTAAAAAAAGGTGGTAAAGCTAAAGGTTATTCTAAGGGTGGAAAAACTAAAAAATAGGAGGAAACATGAAGTTATTAAAAGATGTTTGGGCGCACTTGAAAGAGTGGAACGACTGGGGCATGAAAGACTGGATTAAAGCCGGTATCGTTGCCATAATTGTTTTAGTTGTGCTTAAAGCAGTAATTATACCAGGAGTATAATGTTAAATTGGTTAAAATCTGGGTCTCCTGCAGCTACGGCTGCAGGAACAAAAGCAATTAGAGATTATGTCTCTAATAACCCATCTCAAACACGAAATACGTATGACTATAGTTCTAGAAAATTAGGTGATGCTTTACGTTCTGATTATATGGAACAACGTGGAAGTGGTCTTCCTTTTGTTAATAAAGGAATGAAATTAAGTGAATATCTTAAATCTCCTCAAGCAATGGAAATTTCACAGGATTATGGAGGTTATTTTAGCCCACGACAAGGTTATGAACAATGGGTAAGAGGAGAAACGGCTCCACAAACAGTTGATACACGCAATGATTATCAACTAGGAATGAATCAATTAAGAAATCAATATCCTGGTGCATACGCACAAGAATTTCCGTGGTCTAATTTAATGATGGAAGGACTTCCTAAATTAGCCATGGGTTTGGTTGGTTCAAAAGTTGGAATTCCTTTAGGACTTTCAACGCTTCCTGCAGCAAAAGATGTATCGGAAACTATATATGAGCAAATGCCAGAAATTAATTTTAATTCTGATGACGACGAGGAGGACACTCCTTGGTGGCAATTATTTAAAAGAGCAAATGGTGGAATGACTAATTATTCAAATGGTGGTCCTCATCAAGATGATGGAGTACCTTGGACTTATACACCACCTGCAGATTCTACTTATTCTGCTCCACCGAATCCAGTTAATACTTATTTTGGTGGTTCTCATGATTCTAATTATGATTGGAATCCTCCAAAACATGTTGGCGAAGATAATTTAGAGGCAGCATTAAGTTTAGCTGCAGCAGGAGTAAAAAATATTGGTGGAGACCCAATGCCAGAAGGAGATTATACACTTACTGATACTTTAAACGTTTCCGGCCAAGGTCCAGGAACAGTTTTTCATTTTGATGAGACAGGACAAATAAATCCTCCTTCTCAAAATGCACCACCTGTAGTAGGTGGAGATGCTGGTAGGAATAATTATTATGCACAATCACAAACTGGTGGAACTAATTATACTGGTAATCCTTTATTTGATGATACAGATAGTGTTGGATCAATTGGCTCAGATCAATTAAAAGAACAAGGACAAAAACAATTTGATACTCAATTTATGGCAGCACAACTGTTACATGATAAATCAAGAGGAAAGTTTGATGATGGTGGATTAGCAGATATGTCACAAAATGCTCTTGGTGATTTAATGCAAATTCCTAGACAAAGAAGTGAATTAGAACAGTACCAAGCATATAAAAATGCACCAATGCATGTTGATCCTCCATATATTAATTTTATGGGACAAAGTGTAAGAGCAGATGATTTCGATGACGCGATGAAAGAATTAGAAGATAAAAACCCAACGGAACAAATGTTAATGATGGAACAATTAATGCAGGAGTTAAATCCAGAACCTTATGGTGATTATGAAAAAATGCAAGATTTTGAAACTGATAATATGGAAGTAAAAATACAATTAGAAGATTTATTAAAAAGATTTCCAGGTATGAATTTATATAAATTAATTAAACAATTAGAAGCTCGTGGCATAGAATATGCATCAGCTGGCGGAATAATGGGAGTAGTATAATGTTACAATTGTTACTTAAACCACTATTAGGAGTTGCCGCAAATGTGGTACAAGGAGTAGTGGACACTAAAAAGGCGAAGGCAAAGCAAAAGTTAGTTAAAATAGAAGCTGAAACTAAATTAATGGAACAAAAAATAGCCGGTGATGTGGCATGGGAAGCATCAGCTGTAGATCAAATGAAAGGCTCGTGGAAAGATGAGGTAAGTTTACTAGTCCTACTTGCGCCTGCCGTTTTAATTTTTACGCCGTTACAAGAACATGTTCATAAAGGCTTTATTGCCTTGCAGGATCTTCCGACGTATTATCATCATTTATTATATATTGCAATTTCAGCAAGCTTTGGCATTAAGGGAGCACAAGGTGCAGCTAAATTTTTTAAAAAGTAAATTGACAAAATTAAAATTTTAGTTTAAAATACACAAAATGAATGAGGAAACCGCGATTTACCTCGTCTTAAAAAAGATAAGGGCGCGCCAAAAAGAACTAAAAGACGTGATTGCAATGGGATTACCTAGTTTTGATGAGTACAACAAGGCTGTAGGTGAACACAAAGCTTACACAATAATTGAACAGGAAGTACAAGACCTGCAGAAAGAAGAGGAAGATAATGGCTAATATACTACCAAAAAGAAAATTTGCTTTAGAAGAAAAAGATTTATCAATTGAAGCTGATGAAAATAATAAAATAGCAGAAGAAAAAGAAAATCGTTTTCTTAAAAAAATTCAAGAAGAGGCTACTTCTGAAATAGAACATTTACCCACTGAAAAAGTATTAGAAAGATTACCAGATCCAACAGGATGGCGTATACTTGTATTACCTTTTAAAGGTCAAGGAAAAACTAAAGGTGGTGTAATATTAACAGATGAAACAATGCAAGAACGTACTTATACAACTA